CGGGTAGCGTCATGACTCGGCCAAATTGGGATGAAGTATGGATGCGTGTAGCACTTGACGTTGCCAGCCGGTCTAAGTGCTCACGCCGGCAAGTTGGTGCGGTAATTGTCGACACCAACAACCGCCCTATTGCCGTTGGGTATAACGGCCCACCCGCTGGTATGAAGCTTAGTGATGAATGTCAAACTTGGTGCCCACGGGCAATGATGGGTGTTGACGCACCAAAAGATTACGACACGTGCTACACGGTCCACGCTGAGATTAACGCGCTGATGTTCGCCGACCGGCGTGACTATGTTGGCGGCACAATTTACGCCACCAGCTCATGCTGCTGGGACTGTGGAAAAGCGATTGCCAACTCAGGGGCGGCTCGTGTGGTGATGTACATAAATATTGAGCGTGATGCACACCGCAACCCACTACGCACTGTTGAGATGCTTAGGGAGTCTGGACTTGCCGTTATCCTTATCAATGAAGGGAAAGATAATGAGTGACTTTACCCACTTCGCGATAGTGCTATTGGTCGCACTGGCTAGCGTTGAGCAGCGACTAGCACAGCGCAGGGGACACCTATGAGGCCCGGCGACTCTGGATATCTTCGCGAGTTTGGTGTGTCCGTTAAGCGCGTCACCGACTACGACTCAGCCGGCGAATTCATGCGGTGGCTTGGCGAGCGTCGGAATGTTCTCGGTATCGATACCGAGACTACTGGTTTGCGGCCAGACTTCGACCATATCCGCTATATCCAGTTCGGTGACCTGAGCACTGGTTGGGCAATTCCGTGGGGTGATTGGCGCGGCGTCGCAATCCAAGCGCTGAAAGAGTATGACCGGGACTTCGTGTTTCATAATTCCAAGTTTGATACGCGCTTTATCGAGAAGGATACTGACATTGTCTGGCCGTGGCATCGGACACACGACACCATGGCGATGGCGCACCTCGCTGACCCGCTAAGACTCAAAGGGCTGAAGCCGCTAGCGGCGCGTCTTGTTGATCCGGAAGCTATCCGTGCACAGAAAGTCATGGATGAGGGGATGGATGAGAATGGCTGGAACTGGGAGACCGTTCCACTGGATTACCAATGGTATTGGGTGTATGCAGCAATGGATCCAGTGCTAACCTGTCATGTGTATGAGCACCTTGAGCCTGTTGTAACTGCGAGCTACGCTAAACCATATGACTTAGAAATGGGGACAACCCGCGTCATCGCAAAGATGGAAGCTAATGGCGCGCTAGTAGACATGGAATACGCTAGCCGCAAGCGGGTTGAGCTCACCAATTACGCGCAAGAGGCACGGCAGTACCTCCAAGACGCCTACAAAATTAAGAATCCAGGCAGCAGCCAGCAGCTTATTGAGTTTTTCAAAAGCGAAGGCATTGTGTTGCCGGCAGCCGTTACAAAGTCAGGTGCGCAGTCGATGGACAAAAATGTGCTCGAGCGGATTAAACACCCGATGGCTGAAACCGTGCTAGACATCAAGAAGGCGGAAAAGCTCGCAAACACGTATTTCAAAAACCTCATTGAGCTTGCCGATGACGAAAACAGAGTCCACGCAAACATCTGGACAATGGGCACACGCACTGCGCGCATGACGGTAACTAACCCAGCATTGCAGACGCTACCGAAAACTGACACAACGGTCAGGACTGCGTTCATTCCATCACCTGGTATGTCACTAATCTCATGTGACTACTCGCAGATTGAAGCACGCTTGATGGCGCACTTCTCGCGCTCCCCTGGGTTGCTTGCTGCATTTACTGGTGAAGACGACTTTTTTTGCACGATTGCGTCTGGCATTTTTGGTGAACCTATTACCAAGAAAGACCCACGTCGTCAGCTGACAAAAAATACAATTTACGGCAAGCTGTATGGTGCTGGGATTGAAAAAATGGCAGAAACTGCAGGCGTGCCATTTGTCGCAATGTCTAGTGTAGTCAATGGTTTCGACACGTCTTATCCTGAAGTCAAAAAAATGGCACGTGACATCCATACTGTTGGGCGTCAACGTTTATTAGAAACCGGTGAGGCGTTTGTCATCACGCCGACCGGCAGACGGCTTGCGTCTGACGATGGCAAAGACTACACGCTGGTCAACTATCTGATCCAGTCACATGCCGCTGAGATTTTTAAGCGAGCACTAGTTGATCTTGACACAGAACTAGACGGCACTGGCGCACGCATGCTGCTCCCGGTACATGATGAGGCAGTGATTGAGGTGCCAACCGAAGATGCGCCGCACCTTGCCAAACTTATTGAAGAAACAATGGCCAACCTGACCGACTACCTAGTGCCAATTACTGCGGAAGCAGAGTGGTCCGACAAGAATTGGGGAGACCTCGTTTCATGAGCATTCTCGCACTTGACCCTGGTCTAACTACTGGTTGGGCTTACCACTACGATAGTGGCCACTTTGAGTCTGGCCAGACTGACTTCCTGGAGACTTGCACGCTCGTCGCCAACCTCGCCGCTACTAATCACAACTTGGTCATTGTCTCTGAGTCATTCCTTATCACGGTGAACACCGCAAAAAACACGCAGGCACCATGGTCACTTGAGCTAATCGGTGTCTTCAGGTACATTGCGCAATCAAAGCTGGGCCGGGAGCTAGTGCTTCAGACACCGGCCAACGCAAAGAAGTTCGCTGATGATGAGCGGCTGAAACGCATGGGCTTCTGGCTGCCTAATAACCGGCACGCTAACGATGCTGCGAGGCACTTGCTGCTGTATATGGCGAGCGCTAAGATGCTTACCGCAGAGCAGCTTAGAGGACTCATCACTTAAGTGTACAACCTCCAGCTTACAAGGTAGAATTTATACTCAGACGAGAGAAGGAAAAGACGCATGACATTGACCATCGAGAAGCTCAGCGACGAACACATCCAGCTGACTTCTGACTATGACTTCCGCGACCGCGATCGCATCAAAGAGCTGCCAGGTGCTCGCTATAGTCGACTGACAAAGACGTGGAAAGCGCCGTTGTCGTGGGCAACCTGTGTCGCCGCCCGCGGTGTGTTCGGTGAAGAGCTTGTGGTTGGCCCAGAATTGCTTGTCTGGGCTAATGAATACCGTGCGACTTACGTGGATCCAGCATTGGAGCTGCGCGTGGCCTGGGACGCGCCTGGTGACCCTGACTTGTACCCGTTTCAGCGCGCTGGCGTAGAGTTCATGCGGATTGTCAAGCGGGCGATGCTCGGCGACGAGATGGGCACTGGTAAAACTGTTATGACCATCCGCACGCTGCGCGCAATCGTCGCCGCTGGTGGCACTCCGTTCCCAGCCGTGGTTGTCTCCCCGAAGAACATGCTTTTGACGTGGAAAAAGGAATTTGCGAAATGGATGCCAGAGGCTAACGTCAATGTTGTAACTGGCAGCGCTGTGAAACGTCGGCAAATACTCGAGGATGAGGCTGATGTTTATGTCATCAATTTTGAGAATGTTCGCGCCCACTCCAAGCTGACCGGTTACGCATCGATCAGACTGAAACGGTGCACCAATTGCGACCCATCACTTGACGTCGGCGACAAAGTAAATGCGCCAGCACGTTGCGAGGTATGCCCCAAAGAAATGAACAAGATACCGTGGTGCACGATTGTCGTCGATGAGGCCCACCGGATGAAAGACCCGAAGGCCAAGCAAACGCGTAGTATCTGGGCACTTGAGCAGCCATCTACTGAGTATATTTACGGTCTAACCGGCACGCCAATTGCTAGCGCACCGCATGACCTCTGGCCGCTCATGCATCTCATATCGAAAGATGAGTTTCCGTCGCGCACAAAGTACATCGAACGATATTGCCTGGTGTCCGCAAACTTCTTCGGCGGCATCACTATATTGGGGCTTCAGCCAGCACACAAAGAAGAGTTTTTTTCGATCATTGATCCGCGAATGCGGCGTATGCCTAAGGAAGCAGTTCTCCCACACTTGCCGCGAAAAACGTACAGTACCCGCTACCTTGAAATGTCGCCAAAGCAGGTGAAGTCATACAAGCAAATGCAAGATGGCCTCATTGCGACCGTCGGCGCCGCTGATGAAGATGTCATTGTCGCGCTGAACCCGTTGACCCAGACCGCGCGCCTCAGCCAGTTTGCTGCATCATACGCGGAGCTCAATGCTGAGAATGAGGTGCGTCTGACGCTGCCGTCAAACAAAATAGACGGTATGCTTGAAGTACTCACCGACATGGGTACGGAACCACTCGTAGTTTTCGCGCAGTCTCGGCAGCTAATTGACCTTGCGTGCGAAGTGCTCGAAGACAAGAAAATCTTGTTTTCAAGGATCGTTGGTGGGCAGACTACAGACGAACGAGAGAAAGCGAAAGACGATTTTCAAGACGGCAAGGTGCGCGTCATTCTGTGCACGATCGCGGCTGGCGGCATTGGCATCACGTTGACACGTGCCGCAACCGCACTCTTCATCCAACGCAGCTGGAGCATGATCGAAAACAAGCAAGCTGAGGACCGTGTGCATCGCATCGGCTCAGAGATTCACGACAAAATCGAGATTATAGATTTGCTGTCAATTAACACGATTGAAGACCGTCGCATGATGGTCCTCGGGGAAAAAGAAGAGCGGCTCGAGGAGCTAATGCGCGACAAGGAAACGGTGCTCCGTTTGCTTGGTGCTACCGACAAGACGAAAGGAATGAAATGAGTGACATCAAGTGGGAGGGTAAGCCCCTTCAAATATCCAACTCTGAGATTCAGACATATAAGGATTGCCGGCGGCGCTGGTGGTTGACGTATTACCGGGAGCTGGGTATCAAGCGCTCAGAATCATCGGCGACTGGGCCACGCGAGTTGGGTACCAAAATCCACACTGCGTTGGAACAGATGTACATGATGGAAGAAGACCCGGCGCTAGTTATCGATTCATTGTATGAGCTCGACATTGAGGCGCTAGTTGACGACCCATTTGGCGGGGAAAAGACTGTCGAGCTTCGCAAAGAGTGGACACTAGCACGTGCCATGGTTGAGGGCTTTGTGGAGTGGAGTGAAGAGCAGGGAATTGATGCCGGCATGGAGTTAGTCAGCCTCGAGGAAGTTATTGAAGTCAAGAGCTCCGTTGAGGGCGTCAACCTACGCGGCAAGCTAGATCAGCGCTGGATCAGAAAAATTGACGGCGCCAGGTTGTTCCGCGACTGGAAAACTGTGCAATCAGTGAGCGAACCGGTCAAGATATTGCCTCTCGATGAGCAAATGAAATTCTATCATTTGCTAGAGTATCTGAAGTTTATGGAAGAAGGTATTGACGCTGAAGCGGAAGGCCTCAGGACTGACGGAGCCCTCTACACTATGCTTCGCAAAGTGAAACGTACCATGGCAGCGAAGCCACCATTTTATAGCCAAACTGAGGTTCGCCACAACATGACAGAGCTGAGGTCAATGTGGCTCCGCGTAACCAAAACGATTGAAGAGATTGTCGTCACGCGCCAGCAGCTGGACGCCGGTGGCGACCCACTGTATCTGGTGCCACCGCGGCCTAGTCGTGACTGTACGTGGAAGTGCGACTTTTTCCAAGTCTGCCCAATGTTTGATGATGGATCAGGTGCCGAAAATATGCTTGANGCAGTCTATGAAACCCGCGACCCTCACGAGCGTTACAACGAAGATGAAATTAAGCAAAAAGCTATTGACTGGCGAGGAAAAACGGAGGGAAAAAAGTGAATCGTTCATTATCAATTCTGGTGCACGCTGACACGAAAGTCGGCAAATCGACGTTTGCCAACACTGCACCAGCGCCAAGGCTGCTTCTCGATACTGAGTCGGCGGCCAGATTCTTGAGTGGGACTAAAGTTTATTGGGACCCGCTTCGCCAAGAACCTCCAGTGCCAGATGGTACGTGGGATACTTGTGTTGTGACTGTCCGCGATTACGAGACATTCACACGCGCCTATGACTGGCTAAACTCTGGCCAGCACTACTTCAGGTCTGTCGTCATTGACTCAGTCTCTGAGCTCCAAGACAAGTGCAAGTATAACCTCGCTGTTGATGGCCGGATGACTATGCAATTGTGGGGTGACCTGCTTGCTCACATGGGCCGGATGATTAGAAACTTCCGTGACCTGACTGAGCACCCAACCAAGCCAATTGAAGCGGTCGTCTTGACGGCCATGACACAGATGCGGGATGGGAAATATCGCCCCTACGTTCAGGGGCAGCTGCAAACGCAGATGCCATACTTCATGGACGTCATTGGCTACATGTACGTTGACGAGGATGTCAACCCGGCTGACCCAAGTGCACCAGTGACCAAGTGCCGCCGCATGCTCACTGCAAAGCATGTTCAGTTTGAAGCTGGTGAACGTGTCCAAGGACGGCTCCCCGACGTGATAGACGCCCCTACTATTGAGGGTATGCTGACGGCAGTCTTCGGACCACTACCAGAACTAGCTGAAACACCAGAACCACTAACCACTGAAATACAGGAATAGGAGATAGCAATGGATGCTCTCAATTGGGGCCAGATGATGCAAGAATCTAGCGACGCTTTTGCGCCGCTGGATCCCAACACTTACACAGTCCGCGTCAAGAAGGCAGACGCCAAGAAGTCATCAACCGACAAGCTGATGTTTGTTGTCACTTATGAAGTTATTGAAGGACCGCGTACAGGTGCCACCACGATGAACAACATCACGGTGTCGCCAGATAATCCGAAGGCAATGTTTTTCTTCTTCCAGAACATGGCTGCCATGGGAATTGGTGCTGAAGTGTTTAATACCCAGCCACCGCCCACGCCGGAAATCATCGCTCAGATGCTCGTCGGTAACACGTGCAGCATCAAGACCTCGCAACGCCCATACCAGGGTGTCATGCGGGACAACGTCGACGAGATTAAGCCGGCCACTAGTGGCTCAGGCGCTATGGTCCCGTCGCTGCCCGGACAAGTACCAGTGCCACAAACGGCAGCGCCAGCCCCCATTCCGGCTGCTGCTCCTCCTGTGGCACCGGCTCCGGTCGCCGCCCCTGCACCCGTCCCAGCTGCTGCTCCCCCTGCCCCCGCATTGGCGGCAGTTCCGGTGCCGG